AATATAAGATATTGTATTCTCACACAAAATAAAATACTATAATCTTGTTCATGATAATCACATCATGGATGAGAGGGTCTCCTAATAGTGGTTAGGGAGTTAGCTCAAACGGTTAGAGCATGCTGGCGGAAAACAGCAGAAACAGGTTCGATTCCTGTACTCCCAATTCCTTATGAAATCAATTTTAATATAGAGAGGGGGAAGCGTATGGAAGAGGTCTCACCCATAAAAGACACGGATGACATTCAAGCCATGAAGGACTACCTGAGAGAGTGGAATGAAATGTATTACATGCTGTTCATCACTGGTCTCAACACAGGCTTGCGTGTAGGTGACATCCTCACACTCAAAGTCAAAGATGTTCAGGGATGGCACATCAAGCTACGAGAAAGAAAAACTGGCAAACAGATTTCCCGTAGAATGACAAAAGAGTTGAAGCGAGAAATGAGGAAGTATGTTGAAGGGAAGCCATTCCATCATTTCTTATTCAAGAGCAGGCAAGGAGGAAACAAGGCAATCACTCGTGAACGAGCCTACCAGATCATTCACGAGGCTGCTGAAGAATTGGGCATTGACAATGTTGGGACTCACACAATGCGCAAAACGTTTGGATATAAATACTATAACAAAACAAAGGATGTAGGCACACTACAGAAGATGTTCAACCATTCATCTCCAGCCATAACGCTGAGATACATTGGTATTGAGCAGGCTGAGCTGGATGATGCCTTGAGAAACTTTGTTATTTAATTTTTATATTTTTGACATTAACATAATGAGTTAGGCATAAGCTAGAAAAAGAGAAACGAATGAAAGCCATATCCTAAAAGGATTTCAGAAATAAGGCGAGCTTAACAAAATATAAGATATGTGAAAGTGAGGGGCAAAGATGACTCTAAAAGATGCAATCTTAAAAGTAAAAGTACTTGATAGATATGAACTAGATAAAGAATACATGAGATCAATAGTCAAATTGGAAAATGATCTCACAGTAACATTACCGAGTAGTTTAATTCACTTTGAAAAGAAAGCAGTTATACCGAAGCTTGTGGCCGATTGGATCTTCAAGGCGCAATTAGTTGAAAGATTTAATTTGCGTACAGCAATTAAAAATGTCACGATTTACCTTTATTTCAAAGAAAGCAAGAAAGTAATAGAATGGTTGGATAACGATGGAAATCAAGAAACCTTTGCTAGAGCTTGGTTGGATGGCTACACAATCGAGAAAGAAAAGCGGTATCGAGTCAAGCTTAAAACTTTGAATGACTATTTAAACGAAACGGAGACTGGAATACATTTTTATAATGATTATACAAACAATAAAACATTCACCCGTAAAGAACTAGAAGATGCTGGTTTTGGTTGGGTGTTCGATTGTGAAGGAATTGAAATAGAGGAGGTAACGGAATGAATACAAAATTTAGAGCATGGGACGAAGAAAAACAAAAAATGTTTTACAGGGTCATGGTAGGCAATTGTGATCAAAACGATGAAAATCGTAATTGTCCAGTAGTCTACTATGAGGGCAGTGGATGGAAGCACTTCGAAGATTTGAAATACATTACTCAGTCAACACGCACTTATGACAAAGAAGGTAAAGAAATATTTGTAGGGGATGTCCTTCAAATTGATTTTGTAAAAGCTATTGTCCGCTTTGGGAAGTATCGCTACCATGAAGAAAAGGAAGTACTCTCTGGAAATGGTTTCTATCTTGAATGTTTAAATGTCATGGACCCAGATTGTATTTCACCTTATGAACCAGATGTATTGGATAAAGCTGAAATCATTGGGAACATTTTCGAGAACCCAACACTAGAATATCATTTTATAGGATTGAGACCGAAGGAAGTTGAGGAAGAGAAATGAACAACAGTGCGATGATAAAGGAATATATAGATATTCCATTATTAAAAAGTGCAGTAAATGAATTGAACATGGACATCAAGAATAATCCGGGTTTGAAATATGAGATTGTAGGATATTCAATTTGTAAAGATGAAACATTCAGCTCAACCGTTTCAGGAATCCTTGTACGCTGGGAAGGTACATCATTCGAAAAAATGAGAAAATAAGCTCTTGTTTTCTCACATAAAATAAAATATTATGATAGCATAGCTTTCAAGTATGAGAGGGACAGCCAATCAGTTTGGTCTGTCCTTTTTGTGTGAGGAGGATTATATGTATAACAAAATTGTCAGACCTTCTTTGAAGACAAAGAAGTGGGAGAAGTTCAGAGATAAGATCTTAAGGAAATATAATTATCTATGTCAAGAGAGTTTGAGATATGGAATGTCAGAGCCGGCTGAAATGGTTCATCATATTTTTCCAGTGTCCGAATATCCTGAACTAGAATTCCAAGAATGGAATTGTTTACCTCTCACTAACAAACGACACAATACTTTTCATGACAGAACCAATGATAAAGTTATTGGTCAAGGAATTTTTTGGCAAAAGAAACGAAAAAGGGAATTTTTGAATTTTTACAAAAAACGAAAAAATGAAATTTTGTAAAAATCGAATTTTTCAATTTTTCAATTTTTGAATTTTTCGATTATCCCCCCCATCGAAAAAAATTTTTTCAGAGCGTCTGGGAACCGGTGAAGGGAACTTTTTCCAAGTCGGGACCGCTCAGACAAAAAGGGGATAAAAACTAAAGGGATTTTAGGAAGGAGGCCTAGTTTTTGGCAAAACCAGTCACAGCTAAATCTATCAAGTCAAAAGTCATCAAACAGATGAAAGAGCTTGGGACTTATCGCAAAGAATTTGACATGATCATTGACATCTTTTCAGGAATGTTATTTCAATATCAGAAACTTGCTCAGGACTATGCTGATATGGGCTATCCTGTCACAGATGTCTACGTTAACAAGGCAGGAGCTGAGAATGAGCGCAAGGTCCCCATTCTTACAGCGATGGAAATCCTACGGAAAGACATACTCAGTTATTCTAATCAATTGATGATGAATCCTAAATCACTTGGTGAAGTGGTAGAGCAAGACAATGGATCAGTTCTTACAGAGGTTCTGAAATTCAAGGATGAGATCAAGAAGAAAAGGGTGAAGTCTGATGGGTAACGTGGATAAAGCTAAAAAATACGCCCAACACGTTCTGGACCATCAGGAAGAGCATTGTGAAGAGAACATTTTGGCAGCATCACGCTTCCTAAGAGATTTAGAAAATCCTGAATTTGAAATGGATGAAGAGATGGTTGATTTTGTCGTTCATTTCATTGAACATACAATTGTCCATCAGCAGGGTGATGATATGTTTGCGGTCTCTATCCGTAATAAGCCATTACTTTTGCAACCGTGGCAACATTTTGTTGTGGTAAATCTCTTTGGATTCTATATCAAGGGAACAAATGAGAGACGCTTCAAAGAAGCCTTGATCATGCTTGCCAGAAAGAATGGCAAGACTTCCTTCACTGCTGCAATCGCTCTGGCCTATCAGATTCTTGATACAGATAGCGGTTCAAAATGCTATATTGTAGCCAATTCCGTCAAGCAAGCCTTGGAAGCATTTGGATTCTTGAGGTTCAATGTTGAGCGATGGAATGACAAGAACATCCGTATTAAGGATAACAACCAAGAACACTCCATCACTGCCAATTTTGGTGAAGAGGGTTCATTCTTTATTCAAGCACTGGCCAATGATGAGAGCAGGCTTGACTCCCTAAATGGAAATGTCATCATCCTAGATGAAGCACACACCATGAGAAATTCCAAGAAATATGGGCTTATGAAGAAAACAATGTCAGCATACCGGAACAGTATGCTTTTTGTTATTTCTACAGCAGGGGACATTCCAACAGGCTTCCTTGCTAACCGTCTGAAATACTGTCAGAAGGTCCTGAAAGAGTTGGTCAAAGATGATTCATTCTTCATTTTCATCTGCAAAGCCAATCAGGCTACTGATGGAGATGTGGGAGACTACTTGGATGAGAATGTGTTGAAGATGGCCAATCCATCATGGGGTGTGACTGTATCGCTCAAGGCTCTCAAGGAAGAAGCAGAACAGGCCTTGAATGATCCACAGACCAGAAATGAGTTCTTCAATAAGACATTGAATGTCTTCACCAACTCAATGAACGCTTATTTCAATCCTGATGAGTTCATTGCTAGTGATGACTGTTATGATTGGACCATTGAGGAGCTTGCAAGGCTTCCTATTCGATGGTATGGAGGAGCTGACCTTTCAAGACTGCATGACTTGACCGCTGCTGCTCTTTATGGTGTGTACAATGACGGTGAAAAAGATGTTGATATCTGTATCACACACGCTTTCTTCCCTCGTGTTAATGCTCAGAAGAAAGCCAATGATGATGGAATCCCACTATTTGGGTGGCAATCAGATGGCTGGCTTACCATGAGCAACACTCCAACAGTTCTCTATGATGACATTGTTAAATGGTTCATAGAGATGCGACAGAAAGGCTTCAAAATTGCTGCTGTCGGTATGGATAGAAAATTTGGTAGAGAGTTCATGCTCAAAATGAAACAAGCCAAATTCAAAATGATTGACCAACCTCAGCTATTCTATTTGAAATCAGAGGGATTCAGAAGAATTGAATTGAAAGTGAAGAATAAAGAATTTTATTATGTACATTCGGACGCTTATGAATACTGTGTCAGCAATGTCAGAGCTATTGAGAAGGTGGATGATGCTGTCCAGTATGAGAAGTTAGATGGCGATGGCGGTACAGCAAGAATTGACTTGTTTGATGCGAGCGTTTTTGCTTGTATTCAGGCGCTTGCTAACCTTGGTAAGAATAAGAATGTAATGGCTTACTTTGATTAAGTAGAAAGGAGGTGAGAAATATGGGAATCTTTGACAAACTATTCAAGCGTGGCAAGTCTCAGACGATGTTCACAAGCTTTGGGAATTCAGACCTGGGCATCATGTATGACGGTGATGGCTATATTCCACTAGCAAGGAATCCAGATGTGATCATGGCAGTCAATAAAATTGCTGATATGGTCTCAAACATGACTATCCAGCTCATGGAGAATACAGAATCCGGTGATGTACGAATCAAGGACGGGTTGGCCCGTAAGATTGACATCAACCCTTGTGATCACATGACAAGAAAATCATGGATCTTTAAAATTGTCAGGGACTTACTTCTATTTGGCGATGGGAATTCTGTGCTACATGTAGAATATGACCCAACGACTGATTACATCAGTAACCTCAGACCGTTCCCAATGTCGGAAGTGTCGTTCATAAGCAATGATCTGACATACATGATCCATTTTAGGGACACTGATTTCAATCCAGATGAAGTGGTCCACTTCGCCATAAATCCTGATCCAGACCGGCCTTATATTGGGACCGGTTTTAGATTTGCTTTGAAAGATATTGTTCGCAATTTGAACATGGCTACACAGACCAAAAAGGGCTTCATGAATGGAAAAAACATTCCAAGCCTTATTATCAAGGTGGATTCATCAAGTGAGGAACTTGGAACAGTGGAAGGTCGTGAGAAAATTGCTAAGAAATATCTGACCACAAGCCAGTCCGGTGAACCTTGGATTGTTCCAGAAGCTTTGCTGGAAGTGGAACAAGTGAAGCCATTAAGTTTGAATGACATCGCTTTGAATGAGTCAGTAGAAATTGATAAGAAGACAGTAGCTGGGATGTTAGGAGTTCCGGCTTTTGTGTTGGGTGTGGGTGATTTTAACAAAGAAGAATACAACAACTTTGTGAACACAACCATCATGAGCATCGCAACAACGATTACTCAAACACTTACAAGAGATCTACTGACTTCAACAACACGTTACTTCAAATTCAATCCACGTTCACTGTACTCTTACGACATTACAGAGCTTTCAACTGTTGCTCAACAAATGACCAACAGTGCTGCAATGCGTAGAAACGAGTGGAGAGATTGGGTGGGTATGACTCCGGATCCTGAAATGGATGAAATTATTGTTCTTGAAAACTATCTGCCACAAGGCGAGTTAGGCAATCAGAGCAAACTAAACAAGGAAGGAGGAAATGCCAGTGAAGAAACGTAATTCATACATCGCTACTCAATTTGAGACACGAGAAGAACAAGAATCTGGTGACTTGATTCTGAGTGGCTACTTCATCCGGTTCGATGAAGAAACTGAGCTGTGGCCAGGCTATTTTGAAGTGATCAAACGTGCAGGAGTGGAAGAAGCAATCAAGAATGCTGACATCCGTGCATTATTCAATCATGATCATAACCTAGTTTTAGGACGCACAGGGAACAGCACAGTGAGTCTCAAAGTTGATGACAAAGGCCTTTATGGTGACATTATCATCAACAGGAATGATCCTGACGCTATGGGAGCTTATGCCCGTGTACAGCGTGGGGATATTGTTGGATGCAGTTTTGGATTTATGCCAATCAAGGTGGACACTCTTGAGCGTGAAGATGGTTCTTATCTTGATACCGTGTTAGAGCTTGAAATTTTTGAGGTCAGCCCTTGCACGTTCCCAGCATATCCACAGACTGAAATTGCTGCACGGAAAAAAGATTTTGAATGTCTAAAACGTGCCAATGTTGAAGCGTTAAATGAACGCAAAATGAAAATTAAGGAGAAATACAATCTATGAACAAAGCATTGATTCTGGGCGCACGTATGCGCACCAAAGCAAACAAGATTGTTGAATTGGAAGAAGCAATTGAAGAATTGAACAACCGTTCAGCAATCGAAGCAGAAAAACTGGACCGTGCTGAAACTGAAGAAGAAGTTTCAACGGTTGAAAAGAGCCTTGAAGATCTTCAAAAAGAATTAGAAGAGAAACAAGCAGAAAAAGCAAAACTTGAAGAAGAAATTGAAGATCTTCAAAAACAAGTTGATGAACAAAATCGAAAAGCCCCAACATTCAAAGATGTTGAGCAACGTGGAGGAAAGAAATTGGATCAACGTGACGCAATTGCTAAATTCATTCGTACTGGTCAAACTCGTGACATTGAAGGTCTTAAAACAACTGACTCTGGAAGCGCTGCTTTGATCCCAACTGAAGTGTTGAAACCTCACTTCCTTGAAAAGACACGCAATCCACTCTTGGATCTTGTCCAACGTGTTCAAGTAAATAGTGGTTCTGGTAAATATCCAGTTATCAAGAAGACAGATGGGAAAATGGCTTCTACTGATGAATTGAAAGCAAATCCTGAACTTGGAAAACCAAAGATCAGTGAAATTGATTACTCAATCAAGACTTACCGTGGCTACATTCCTGTATCTCAAGAAATGATTGACGATGCAGACTATGACATCATGTCTATCGTAGAAGATGAAGTAGTCAATCAAGGTGAAAATACTGAGCTTTCATTGATTACTGCTGTACTCAAAACAGCTACTCAAGCAGATGCTGCTGGATTAGATGGCATTAAAGATATCTACAATAAGAAACTAAAATCGATCTACGAACCAAGCATTGTTGTAACTCAATCAATGTTTGCAGCGCTTGACAAGGTCAAGGATAAAAACGGGAAATATATGCTTCAACCAGATGTCACATCACCTACAGGCTATTCATTCGGTGGCAAAAAGATTTATCCAGTGGATGACACTTTGTTTGGCAATGAAGGTGATATGAAGTTCTTTATTGGAGATGTTGCTGAATTCGTTAAATTGTTTGACCGTCTTCAAGTATCTGTCAAATGGATTAACAATGACATCTATGGCCAATTGCTTGGGCTTTTCCTACGTCTTGACGTCAAGAAAGTAGATGAAGCTTCTGGATTCTTTGGCACATACACTGATGTTGTAGCGTAAGGAGGTATCACATGCCCTATACAGTAATCCGTCCATTCAAGGACATGCGTGACAAAGAACAACATGAATATAAAATTGATGATGTATTTCCACGCAAAGGCTATGAACCTGATCAAGAGTTTGTTCAAGGACTCTTGACAGGCTTCAATTCAGCAGGTTCGATTTTTATCACTGATGAAGTAGTGAAGAAAGCTACTAAGAAAGTAGAAGAGGCTGCTGAAGAGGTGGAAGAAACTGCTGAGAAAGCAGAAGAAACCTCTGAAGAAGTGGAAGAAACTGCTGAGAAAGCAGAA